ATCTATAAAATATAAAGTTCCATTGACCGCAACAATGAAGTCATTATCATGAGTTGCAGACATGCCTTCCATACGAATATCATAGCCAGAATCTATAAAACATTTGCGAAGCGCTGGTACAAAAGATCTAACCATAAATTTATCTAGATTAGATTTAGGTGGTTTTGGTGGTATAAAAGCATTTTGGATTATATTTATACCGCGTAATAGTCCAGCTCCTGAAACTAAATAATGACCATTTGTTGCAATTTTGCCCATAGGAGAACAATCATTTGCCATGTCATAACCGGTAGTTTGACTATCTGCTGCAATTAAACAAAAATCCTCGTGTTGGTATGCAATTAAAGTGGTCATGATTCCTCCTCAGATGCTAGTTCTCCGGCAATTGCAATATAAGCCGCACCATCTACATATGAGTCTTCATGATCTGGTGTTTGTACCAAACGACTTACTTTTACTAATGCCATACACAATGCAACTTGGTAAGGTTTGACTTTGAATCCAAAAATTACTGACCATAAATCTGCAATACGTCCATGATTTATTCTAGGATGGCCGTAGTTTTTTTCTCTGTCATTATTTATCAAATATTCAGCATCTTTTAAGATCTTAGATCTATGCATTAGTCTAACCAAACTTGATAAGCTGCTGTAACTCGACCACGATCTGGATCTATAAAATGAAGTCTTTGACTTGGTACTCCTGAAGCTGCCATAGAATCTCTTGCGTAACGATTATCTGATTCTGTAGAACCAGTCCAGTAGACAGAACCTAAACCATCTGATAATGGTTCTTGAGCATGACGATGATAGTGACCTAAATAAATATCTTGAAAATCCCAATCATATGCTCCAGCTTTCCAACGATTTCCTGCTGCTTGCCAAGCTGAAGGAGAAGCAAAACCTGATCTACCAACTTCATCGCCATGCATTAAAAGTGCTTTATATTTGCCAATTTCAATTTGCTGTATATCTTCAGTTCCATGAAGTGGATTCCAATTTAATCTTTTAGCAAAGTTTGCATCTGCCATCAAGATCTGGCGTGCTAATTCATAACACATTCTATCGATATTATCCGATTTAGGAACATTGTCTCGTTTAGATCCAATGCGACCGTGGTTGCCCCATTCAGCAACTACAGAGACTTTGTCGTAAACTGTAAGTGCTTGTCGGATTACATCAACAATTAGGCGGCTAACTGTAATATATTGGTCATATAAACTTGAATCAATTTCCCATAATTGAGCAGGATAATTAAATAAACCTTCGACCATATCTCCGCCAAAACAAATGACCACATCATTTACAGGATGGTCTTGGCGTTGGATTTCTGTGATTTTTGCAGCTTTTGTCACAAAGTCCATAACTCTTTTTTTCATTATTTCAGAGTTATATGTCGGAGTTACTTTACTTCCTTGCCAATCAGTCAAATGCCATAAAGCAACTTCAACTCTACGTCGTCGTTTGTCAACTTTAGGATCTTGTATAGGAGGGATTGGACCTAAAGCAAGAGTAGCGTCTTTACATGCTTGAATAGTTGCTAAAACTAATTCATCAGTACGCTCTTTGGCTTTAGCCAGTTGCTTTTGCGTTCTTGCCAACGCTTGACGGAGTTCAGCAACTGTCGGATCAGCTTCCTGTTCCAATCACTTAAGATCATCAGATAAAGTCATTGATTGACCACGCAAACACACATTTTATTTCGGTGTCTATAAACCGTAGAATGACTTGCTGAAAAACCATGAGATTTCAATACTGCGGCAAGTTTATCTGCTGAGATATTTGAGTCCAATAATTTTTGTAACATGTCTCGTTCTTCATCTGTAACAGCTTCAATAGCAATTGCAATGTTACATTTTTTAATAGGCTTTTTAAGTAGATCTTCTAAATCGTTTAAGAGCCCCCGATTTTTCATCTTAGTATTTAGTTTTTCCAAATTCAGGAGCTGATGGATCTAACCATTTTAGAACTGGACCTAGAAAACCTGCAAGTGCAGCCATTCCAAGTGTTTTTAGATTTGTTTCTCCTGCAAGGTACAAAGCAATTGCAGCTGATGCTGAAGCTCTGAACCAAGTTAATGAAACTTGCTTTAGCGTTTCCATTTATACCTTTCCTTGTTTTCCGTGGACAGGACAACAAGTACATTTTGCAGTATCATTATAAGCTTGTTTTCTAGGAATTGTTTGTATTTTTGCTAATATTTGATTAGTAATTTTTGGCTGATCTATCCACCAGAACCAAGGACTAGTATCATTAGCGGAATCAGCGTTAATAGAAATATGTAGATGTTTATTATGGGGATTAGTACCAGTATAAGGACGATTGCCCATTTTAGATTTTGCTTTAGACCATATTTTAGAGTTGAAAATAAGGTAGTTAACCCGTTGATCTTCTTTAAGTTTTTCAAAGATAACAGCACAGTCTACTCCATTTTCAGGATCGTGAGTTAAATCAGCGGCTAGTCCAGTGTTGTGGTCCGAAGTTGGACTCGCCTTGAGATGTGCCGCAGAGGGCAATAACCCATCTGACAGCATTTTGCGCTTCGGCCACAATGCCGTCGCTTGGCGCAGAACAGCAATTGCAGCAGGCGTGGCTTTCTTGACTACAGTTGTCATATACTCCACCATCCAGTATTTTTCCAGGCATCAGGGTTTTTTTTCAACCAATCCTTTTGTAATTTATTTTGTAACTGCCAATTTATTTCATGTGTATTTTTATCACAAAATGGACATATTTCAGATCCAATATTTTTATAAATATGGATACATTGCGTCATTTAGTTAATGCTTGTTTTACTAAATCAGTTAGAAAATCTACTTTTACTTCAAGTTCATTTACTTTATCTTTTATTGAACTTCCACCATTGGGTTTTAATTCGGACAAATAATGTTTTGTAAGATGTTTGACTGCCATTGCCAAAGCGCCTAATAAAGTTGTTATCGATACGGCTAATGCAGCCCAATCAAGTGCGTTCATTTACAATTACTATTCCTTTGCTTTTAATTGAGATTCTAGATCAGCAATACGAGCGGTTAACATTGCCTTATCAAGAGAAAGTAAACCTATTTGTTCTCTTAATGCAGCAATTACCATATTGATGTCTAATTCTGTTTGCTTGTCCATATTTGCCCCTTTAGTTTAATTGCTTTATTGCTATGATTTGTAAATCAGGATGTAATGGTTGAGCAATAGATCTTGCATTGTCAGAATCAGTTGCTTCTACTGTTTCCTTGACCAATATTCCATCATTATTAAAACAAACAAGATAACTATGCATTATTACCCTCTAATATTTCTATACGTTTATTAAGATCTTGTATCAAAGCCAAGAGTCCGGGCACAATATATCGGTCATTCCAAGATTCAATTACACCTTCTACTTGATCTGCTGCAACTGAGTATGTGGTTGCCACTTCTTCTGCAATAAGACCTGGAATAAAAGCGCCAGATCTATCGTCTGCTGAATCTAAATAGTCAGTTTTATATTTGAAAGCACGAACTGGTAGGTCAAGTAATTTACGAGGGTCAAGATCTGCCACAGTGCGAATATCAACTATATTGTCTTTGTAACGTAAACTAGAAGCAGTACTGCGACGAGTGAGACCAGTAGTACTCGACATCCATGTATTTGCAGCATTGGTGGTTGTTGTGGTGTCTTGATTATAGAAGTTGGAAGGCGAGTAGAGGTCTCCAGTCGCAACTACGCCAAGAGAGTTTACTTCAAGAAACTTGGTAGAGCTATAGGCGATAAGCGCTGACCCTGAGGAAACATAAGCCAGCGGGTAAGTAGTGGCATTGGCGTTGAAAGTGGTGCCGTAATGCATGAGCACGCCCGACACAGAAGCTGGACCGACCCAGCCAACGACTGAACCTGCCTCTCTAAATGAAATGGCATTGTTGGAGGCCGAAATAGTAACACGGCGAGTACCAGTTGAAGTTTGAAGTGTAAAAGCAGTCAGTGTGCCAGCGGTTAGACGGTCCACAGTAATCGAGTTAGCTGCAATTTCAGCTGAAGTAATAGTCTCTACTGCAATATTAAGCGCTGATACTTCGCTGACACCAATTCTAGAACCGGTAATAGTATAAGCTGCAATTTGAGTTGCAGTAATAGTCTCAGTAGCAATTTTTCCAGCAGTAATTGTTGCAGCAGCTATTTTATCGCCAGTAATGGTACCAGCAGCAATATTAACAGCTTGAATTGTACCTGTTGCAATTTGAGCAGATTCAATTGTTCCAGCAACAAGTTTTGCACCAGTAATTGACGCTGCTTCAATTCTTGCGGCAGCTAAAAATCCTGCAGAAATATTACCAGCATTTATATTAGAAACAGTAATAACAGAAGCATCAATAGTTCCTGCTGTTAGTTTGTTAGCTGATAATGATGCTAATGCACCATCGCCAAGAGTAAAACCACTCCAAGCACCGCTGGTATATCTGTAGAATTTGTTGTCATCATCTGTATCAAACCAAAGATCGCCTTCAGCGTATGTTCCACCTGTCGGTTGTGTAGTTTGACGATAAATTCTATTTTTTCCATCGGCAGTTGTTTGTGCTGCAGATGCTGCTGCTGTTGCTGCCGCAGCCGCAGATGATGCTGCCGCCGCCGCTGCCGATGCTGCAGCTGCTGCTGTTTCTGCTGCTGCAATTCCAAGATCTCTTACAGAAACCCACGCAGTTCCAGTCCAATAGTATTGTTTATTTTGGTCATCAGTATCAAACCAAACATCACCTTCAGTTAATGGATAGACAGATCCATCTGGTGGATTTGCTTGACGATAAATATGATTTTTGCCATCTACTGTAACTTCAATGGTATCAATTTCAACTTGTAATTCATCAATTTCTTCCGTTGTAGCCGCTACAATTGGAACAATAGATGTTGTAGTCATGCCAGTCGATGTGACCGTAATCGGTGTAATTGTTATTTGCGGACATAATGGCATGATGTTTCCCCTATAATGAAATAGTGTAAGGATCTACTACTGATGTGAAATAACTTACTCGCCAATTATCTGCAGTTATAGAATGAGCTAGTCCTTCTACAACACAGTTAATTGTAATATTTCGTCCATCATAAGTTAAACGTTTGACTTGTACAAGATCATTTAGTTCTGTTTCAAGCATGTCAGTTGCAAGAGCGCCAATACCAATTGCTGTAAAATCAATTTGTTCAACAAGTACAACTGCATCAGCATCTTTTCTAGCAGCATATAAAGCTAAATTTGCAGCACTAGTTTCATTGAAAATAGGAGCATCCAGTTTTTTTGACTTTAGTCCATAAGTAGAAACACTAGATGTGAATCTTGCTGTTTTCTGAGTTTTCTTTGGACCTCTAAATACTATTGCTTCATTGTATACATAATCAGTTCCAGGATTTGTAATGATTCCATCATAGCCAACGCTGTTAGCATCACCTTGGTCACTAAATAAAAGTCTAGTAGGACGAGTAAACTTATCAGAAATATCAACAAGAGTTGCTACACCAGTTCTACTGACATAGAATCTTCCACCTACGCAGTTTGCGCATTGTTCAAGCATTTCTAAACAACTCATGTTTTGTTTAGTTTTCTGCATGACAGTTGTTCCACTTAAACTTCTTGCTGTAGCAGACCAATTTGCAAGATCTAATGCTCTAGCAGCTCTTACATTTGCTGCTTCTTGGAATTGACTCGTTGCTAATGCAGGCGCTTGTGCTTTAGCAATCTGAGCTAATCCGTCAACAAATGTCAAAGATACTGTAGGATAAATACCTTGATTAACCGCATTATCTTCTAAATATCCAGTATAAATAACAGTTGAGTTACCTGTAATTCTTACTTGCATACCCGCTATTAAAGTGTTATACCAAGTACTAGATGTGTTACTAGGATCAAATGCGCCTGATTGATTGTTTAGAATGACGGCAGCTGTTCCTGATTCTAAAAAATCATTTTGATATTGTCTACCACGACGAATATCGACTTCTAATACTAAGTCATTGCTAACATTTGTAAATGATCCATTTATACCAAATGCAACTGTAAGTGTAGGTGCATTAGCTGGCATTAGAGCACCGCAAACTGACTACCGGCACGACGGCGCATTAGTGTCGCTAAACCATTTTTAATACCATTGATTAAATCACCTTGTGAAATAACTGAACCAGCAACGTTCACAGTTATATTGCCCCCATTCATGGTTGTATTACTGGCAATATTACCTCGTCCTGCAGAAGCAAGCAATGAAATGGTAGGAGACGATAGTCCAAGTGCACGTTGTTTTAATTGATTTTTACGAATTGCCTCAAGTGTTACTGGATCTTGTGCTTTAAGATCTTTACTAGATTTAAGTCCAAGTTTTTTAAGAGCTAATAAACCTTCTTGCACTTTTAATTGTTCTTTTTCTTTGTCAGTTAATTTATCGGTTGCTCCAGATATACCTTGAATGCCTTTTGTATAATCTTTTGCATTTACGCCAATACCTTTAAGATTTAACTTAAATTTACCAAGACTGTCCGCTGCTTTATCTGAATCATCATTAAACTTTTTTGTTGCAAGTCCAATTGCGCCTAATGCAACAGCAAATGCGGCTGCGCCTGCTGCGGCTGAAACTCCACCGGTTGCTAATGCCGTTGCAGCAGCAGAAGCAAGCGAAACTGATCGCAATGCTTTCATAACAGTAATAATTGCTTGAATACCTTTGATTAAAGCTGCCACTGCACCTGCAACTTTTGCTCCAAATAATGCAGCAACTATGACTGCACCTAAAGTTGTAAATACTTTTATATTTCGAGAAACAAAACTAAAGAAATCGTAAATAAAATTAGCAAATGCAATTCCATAACCAAGTGCCATTTGGAAAGCTGCAGCTATTTTGTCGCCATTTTCATCTACCCATTTCTGGACAGCTGGAATGACTTTTTGGATAATAAGATCAGCAAACTTTTGCACCAAAGGTAACAATTTGTAACCTAAAGTTTCAGATGCTTCACCAAATGCTATTTTGATTCGTTCTACTTGACCAGAAAATGTGTTGGCTCTTGCGGCTGCAGCGCCACCAACTTCTGCATTTACTTCAGCTAAAGCCGCTGCAAAATCTTTTGATTTGACTGTAGTTGCTGATATTTGTGGAAATAGTTTACGAAGTGATGTAAGATTTCCATTATATGCTTTACCAACTAAACCTGCTGCAGTTTCAAGATCAATATTTTTAGCAGCTGAAATATCCAAAGCAACATTTAATAGTTTTTGAGCATGGTCAAGATTACCAGTAGCACCTGCAAGTTTGGCTAAAGCTGGACGTAATTGGTCGTCAACAACTCCAAAAGCTAGTTGTGTTGTTGAAATATATTGTTCAGTTGCAGCAATAGCTTCATCAGTTGCGCCAACTGTATTTCTGAGTGAATTGGCAAGAAGTACTTGTGATTTCTGATCTTCCATTGCAGCTTTAACTGCGTCATATCCAACCTTGACAGTAAAAGCGCCTACGGCTGCAGCTGCAACTCCAAAAGCTTTAATTGCTTTATTAGAAAAATCCTTAAACTGCTTTTCCATCTTATTGATGTCTTTAATTGCAGCTTTAGTACCTTTATCAGAGTACTGGGTCAGGATTCGGGCGACTACTGCACCAATTGCCATTTTTACGCCTTTCCTGCCTTATCAAGATTATCTTGTAATTGACGTTTAAGATCTTCTAATGCTTTAGCTACTTCTTTTTGGATTCTTGGGCGTTCTTTATCCACCACTTTCCAAACCAGACGAGATGCTTTGCCAAACCAATTTAATCGTTCAATAAATGTACCTGATTTTTTATTTCTACCTGATAACTCAAATACACGTCCAGCATCTGATTTATTTAACAACGCTCCGGCTGATGTTGTGTAATCACCACGCACTCTGCGTTGACTTCGTGTTTTAGTAATTCCATCTTTGACTTCACTTGCATTCCAAGCAGGCCAACCTTTACCACCCCATGTTCTACCATTTGTAGCAGCAATAGGTCTCCAATTACGCATAGGAGTGTTTGTACTACTACTACGAATACCGTCAACTAAAAGATGAGCTGCAGTTTCAGCGCGTCCAAGTTCAGTGTTAACTAATTTGTTAAATTGACGTACGGCTTTTTCATCAAACTGCTTCATAGCTTTGACAGTTTCTTCAATGCCAGTTAAAACAACTACTGCTTCTTCAGCCATTATCCACCTTTATTTTTTTCTTTTAGATAAGCGAGTATGGCTTCTAAAATACCAGGAGGTGAATCTAAAAGATCACTTGTAGGTATTCCAGTTTCCACCGAGATAGACGCAATAGTATACGTTAAGCTGTCTCGGTGGATCCGAAATTTGCATCAGAATCCAATTCAGCTGATACTAATGTATCAAGAAATTCTGGACCAAATGGTTTGACCACAATATTATTTATTTGCATAGCTTTCCATGCAAGCCAATAAACGTGTTCAATTTTTTGTTCTTCGCTAATCAGTCTAGGTAGACCTTTGCCAAACTGTTGTTCAAATGCAACAATAAGTCTAGGTGTTAATTTATAACTAGCATCAAGACCATCTGTTGTTTTTACTTTAATTGCAAGACCGTCCATTGACGTTCCCCCTTTTTATTTTATGATTTGGTTATTGCTCCTGATATTGGCCATGTAACACTTACTGTTGCCAATTCACCTACTGCTCCATTCAATGGCGTCCATTCAGAAACCAATGTTGAAAATGTATAAGCAGGAGATGTTGATGCAACAGGTCTAACAGTCATAGATACAGCAGTTCCAAGTGTTGGATAAATAGTTGCTTCTAAAGCACTAGCTGCATAGTCTTGGTTGAATTCAAGAGCAATGCTATTATCTGCCAAACCTGCAACTCTTGTTCTGGCTGTATTACCAAATGCGGTTGTTTCTACTACGTCATATGCCGTACTTAAAGTTACAGATGTGACGTATTGGCTAATGTCTGTTGTACCAAATACTACTTGAGCGTTTGTTAAAACAATTCTTGCCATTATGATGTCGCTTTCGTAATTGCCCCATCAATGTTCCAAGTTACAGATGCTGTAGCAAGTTCTCCAACGGCTCCATTTAGTGGAGTCCATTCAGAAACTAAAGCACTAAAACTATATGATGGATTTGTTGATGATGTTGAAGATCCATTTGGCTTGACTACAACTGCAGTAGTTGTTCCTAGCAATGGATAAATTGTTGCTTCAACATTTGATGTTGCATAATCTTGATGAAATTCAAGAGCTACTGAATTATCAGCAAGTCCACCAATACGTGTACGAGCTGCAGTTGAACTAAATGCTGTAGTTTCTACAACATCTCTATTTGTTGTTAATGTAACAGATGCAATGTGATCTGAAAGATCAACACCATTGATTGTTATGTATGCATTAGTAAGGACTAAACGGGCCATCGCTATTCGGCTCCTTTTTCTACTTCAGGTTTGGCTTGGGTATTGCTTGCTGTTAGATGCTTTGCTTCGATAAGTGCCTCTACATTGCAATTTGCATCAAGCAATTCTTTTTCGGTGACTTGTTCACCTTTTCTTTTCTTTCCGATAACTAAAATATCGGATGTAATCGTATATGTCATTATGCTCCTTATCCCCAAATTGTTACTTGGTATCTGTATGACAAATATTCAACATCTGCTGCTTGATATACACCAGATTGTGCCGAAGTAACTCTTAGAGTATTAACAGCTCCACCTAAAGTTTTATCAGATTCTATTGCAGTTTTTATTGAATAGTCGCCAGATCCAGATAAGAATTTATCTAGTTTTTCCTGACCAGTACGCTCAGAAAATCTTTGAACAATGACTAATACGTCAATATTCGCTTGATCTAAACCTCTGGCATTATTTAGATCAAAAGTAAGGTCTAACTGTCCAATAATTGCACATGGTGGCTGTGGATTATCTGGTACTAAATCATAAATACGAAAATCAGCAATTTCCATTAAATTTTCTTTTAGACCTTGGCGTACTTGACTAGGAATCATTAGTAAGCTAATCCATTCATTTTGCGAAGTGGTCTAATTAAGGCTTCCACATCTGGATCTAATCTAGATGTTAGTCTTACGGTTCCCATATCAATTGAACCTGCAACACCAAATGGTGATTGTTTTCTGATAAATAATCTCGATGCTTGTAGTTTACAAGCTGTTTGAATCTCATATGGAATACTTGACCAACCCCAAACACCTTGTACTCTTAAAGTTTGTGGCAATTGTGCTGGAAATATGTATGCACCAATTGCAATTAAACGATTATAAGGCCAACCTCTACGTGGATTGTTGATGGGTTCAACCATGTAATCCGAAGTAGTCCACACTGTTTCCCAAGCCTGATCAAAATTATCATCTGTGGCGACTTGCGTGATTGTAACAATATCATCGATATCACAAGTCCACCAATCTTTTGGCGTAAAATATCTATAAACAGGAGCAGCTTGTGTTCCGTCCTTATAGAAAAAACGACCGCAATAGTCATCTATCATTCTGCTTGCTGTCATGATAGCGACTTCGATGGCTAGATCGTCATTGATGTCATCTATTGCAAGTGCATTCTTGACATCCGACAACGTGCAATACGCATTCGTTAGTGCCACGCTCTATCCTTCTTTCGGGTTTCTCTAGTACGGCGCGTTCTAATTTAGGTATTATAACTGCAGTACGCCTTTTATTTTTCTTGGTTATTTTGGTGGTCAACATGGTGTTCCTCACTTAACCAATAATTTTTTTGATGTGGCAATATTGCGCCAGTATGCACATATATTGGAAAACCTAATTGTCTAACGCGGCGACTAAATAAAAGATCTTCACTAATCCACTCACCGTTTATAGGTCCATCCCAAAACCAACACCAATTTTTTCCTTGGTGTGGATCTGCTACTTCTCGCATTTTTTCTAGAACACTGCGATGAATAAGTAAGCAACCGGTACCGCATGCTTCAATTTCAAATAAACTATTTTTATCGTATTTGTATAATGGTAAAAAACCGGCTTCTGATTCTGCAAATATTGCAGGTACAGGTTTTGGATATAAATTTTTATGTGCATCAAAAGCAGCAAATACTAAACCTGATACTATAGGTCTGTCTTTATCATGTGCTGCTTGTATAAGTTTATCAAAAGTCTGAATACTAAGTTGTTCGTCTGTATCAATCATTAACAACCAGTCAGATTTAGTATTATCTAAAAAACCTGCAACGACTCTATTTCTTAGTTTAGAAAGTAAACCAGATCCTTTTATTCTAACGAATGGACCTAATCTATCTCCTCTTGCTTGTACTAATTGAATCATGTTATATGCCCAAGCAGCATTAACTGTACCTGGATCGCATGCTCCAATAGAAATTGTATGCCCTGATTTCATAAATCCCCCTT